AAGTCTTTGCTAACTTTTCTGCACGATTGCGTGCATAACCTGATAGTGGACCACGGGCAAAAGTTCCACCACGGAACTCATTACCGCCAGTTGAAACTCTTTCTAATGCAATACGGAAACGGTCATCCTCTTTAACAAGGGTATTTAAATAAGTACCGATTGCACGGTTGTACTCAGGGTTAACAATTAAGTCACCATCAAGTTGTCCGTTTAATGCTTCACGATAAGGCTTTGGAACATCTGTTAGATTATCAAGGACAAGTGCTGCTTCGTCATCAACCTTTGCGATTGCTGCCATTGCTTGCTTGTCTAATCCCATTACTGCACGGAAAGTATCAACAACTTCTTGGTCAGTAGTTGCACGACCAAACAGATAAGCCATAGCATCAGGATGTGTAACACGCTTCTTAGACCAGTATCCATACTGACCCTTAGCATCAGTTCCTGCAAGGAACTTAATGTCGTCAACTGCACGACCTTCGCCTTGAAGCGCACGACCTAATAGGTCATCCATGCCTTCTTTAGTCATTGCAAAACTACTAAATACTTTACGAGTTAAAGAACCCGGAAGTGATGCAATACCTGTTCTGCCTGCACCTTCTAGTGCGGTTACCATTGGCGCACGGGATGCAATACTTAAACCTTTACCTGCAAACCCAGCAAAGAATAATGGGTCAATAGTCATAGATGAAGTAAAATCAAGAGAACCGCTAGCAAACTTACCAATGAACTGGTCGTTAAATGCTGCTTCTCTATCCTCAGGATTAAATAAATCAAACCCTGCTGCTAAATACTTTACATTACGGTCAAGAAAATCATGGAACCAACCTGAGTTTTCTGCTGCGTTCTTGCCTTGACCAAACAAAGATAGGGCAACTTGACCCATTGAAATGTCGTCTTTGTTTTCGGCTACGCGCTGTTGGTATTGTTCGTATGTTTCACCCGCATTTTTGTATCGGTTGTACATAAAAGGAAGTTCAAGTCCTTTTTCTACGATACCTTCACGGACTTTACCGCCCGCTTCATAAGATGCTTCGCCAACTGCAAAGAGTCCTTTAACTGCACCACGAACTGGTGTAGTTCCAACTTTAATAACACCTTTGGCAACATTAACGGCATCTACATACCATGGGTCATCATTTGACCCTGATGTAGCAATGTCGTGAACTAAGCCCGGTATGCCTGTAAAATTAACAACGCCTTTGGCAATGTCGCCAATACGGTTATACCAAGCCATTAAACTTGACTCCGTAAATAGCGATAGAAGTTACGCATAGAGTTTGAAGCATTTGGTGACTCAGCAATGCGTGCATAGATTGGCAATACAGCCATAAGTCTTGCAACATCCTCAGAGTTCTGAGCAGCAATCATTGATGGTGTAGATAAAATTTCAGGTCCTGCACCTGCGCCTGTTCGCAAACCAACAGTCATTGGGTCATCAGGGTATTGAGTTGGTGCATCAAAAGGTAATACTTCTTTAGCGTAATCTGCTAAAGCAGAACCTTGATTTAATGGTAAAGATGCAGGGGCGGACTGTCCACCACTCATGGGTGCTTGGGTTTGAAGTTCATAGAAATCTTGTCCATCACCATAAGCCATGCCTGCTGCGTATCGCGCAGGTTGTCCATCCGTTCTTTGAGAGAGCGCACCGGGTCCAGAAACTGGTGCAGGGTTGGTCGGTTTCCTGTATCCACCGCGTTGGTCTGCCATTTTATCCTGCTTTCATTTCGCTTTAAGAGCGTATCTAAAGTGCATCTTTTAAATTTATGAGTAGTTTTGTTTAAACAGCATACTCAGGCTGCATCAATGAAGTTCTTACTTGTTCTTGGAACCGCGGGTTCCCTTTGGTTGCTTGCTTAGATAAACCATGCCGCCTTTAGAATTGCCCTTTTTTGGAGTGCCATCTACGCGTGGCTTCTGTACATTAGCCTTACCTGCTGAACCTTGGTTCGCTGGTTTCTTGCTGTATCCCTTCATTTATTCACCCCCTTTACGCTGGTACTCGCCGAATTAGGCTAGCCTGTAAATTAGGCTCTCCTTGTTGAGTTAGACTTGCTAAAAGTGACTGAACATCAGGGCGACCACCCGGTGCGATTTGACCCGCAGCCGTGCCTACCATCCGACCAGTTGGACTTAATCCAGCAGGGAGTTGCCCAGCACCTGCGGGACCCTCAACTGGCATGCCATCAGGACTTACTGTTTCAGGAGTCATGCCCGCAGGTGTGGGAACCTCAGGTTGTTTAAACGCATCAGCCACAGCAACTTCAATAGAAGTTCCCTTTTGACGAGCGTTAATCACCGCTGATAAAGCAACTAAAATTTCACTAGGGTCTTGACCTTGGGATGCAAGTGCTGGGATTGCTTGTGCATAAGAAGCAATCGCTTGCTTCATTGCATCACGCAATTCCTCAGTATCAACCTTTGCTTCCTCTTGGGTAGCGTTAAATGAAAATGGCATTTGTCTGCGTAAGAAGTCGCGTGAAATCAATTTATCACCGCGAGCCTGCAATCCAAATACCAATGCTCGGTTAGGGTCAAGTCCTGCCATCAATCCGTACTGAACATCTACGGTGTGGTCATTATCAATGTCGCGGAGTGGCTTGTACTTAACTGCATAAGGGGTTCCGTGATAGTTGCCCTTTAATTCTTTTTCAACATTACCAAATACTGCTTCATCAACTTTAAAACAAATGCCAATAAGTTCAACAAAGGCACGGGCAAACATAGAGTGTGCAGTTTTAATCTGTGTATCAAAGCCACCCATAAGGGCTTGAACTCCACGACCTGTAACGATTGAAGCATCAAGGTTACCTGTACGGCTCTCAGGATAACGAGAACCTAAACGCAGTTCTTGTTCAAGAACTCCTTGCTGAGCAAAAGCGCCTGATGGTATTTCAAGTGGCACTCTACGAATTTCGTTAGGCTTTGATGAGCGCATAATTGCATCAGGTCCAAGAGCCAACTCCTGTACATCCGTAGGCATAGCAATAGGTGCTTGTACCGCCTTGGTTGCTGCCTCTAGGGAAAGCAAGGCGTAGCGTGCTTTAGCAACTTGAACTGCTAGCACATCATCAAATTGACCACGGGATTGGTCGTCAATAGATGGTCGTTGAACAATCCTAATCATTACTTCACCGATTGGATTTACTGCACGGTCAAGAATTAGGTTGTTACGATTAGGGATAAATAAAACATCTTGGTCTTTGTCGTGATAACGGATAACTTCTGTTATGTCTGACGGGCTATCTTTAGAATAAATCAATCCAGCCAACTCAGGGTATTGAGCCATAAGTTCTGTGGTTGGCTTCATAATGCGTTGGTAGAATTTAACTACTCTACCGAAACGGTCAATGACTGGGTATGAGCCAATAGAGTCAAAGAAGCGGATGCGTGGCATCTTGTTCTTTTCATCAATCTCTACCTGTGCTGGTACAAATCCATAAGTTACATAACGGTCAGCAGCGGTAAACATCTGTGCTTGTAAGTTAGAGAAGTCAACATAACCGTTAACAATTTCTCCACGCTTATCAGCACGCTTACGGGCTTGCTCTGAAACCATTGTTGTTGAGTTACAGTTAAACGCTGGTAGCGGTGCAATGACTTCTGATAAGTCACGGGCAGCAATGTCCACCATGTTTGCAACAATAGGGTTTTCAAATGGACCATCAGGGAATAAGTCCGGAAATACATCACGCATCTTGCCTTGGCGGACAAGAAGCACATTAAACATACGACTATCACGCTCAGCAGATGCACGGCGATAACGGTCAAACCCGCTAGTGATTTCCTCAATGGAAAGCGCCATGCTTACCTCTTTCGTTTAATTTGTGTAGAGCAGTTCATCTAATGAAATGTTCATTTGGTTAGATTGGTCATAGCGTGTATGGAACATGTTTTGCCTGCTATGCGAACGAGCAAAGTTATTTGCTGATGCAAGGCGGTCACGGCATGCAAGTTCTGCAAACCAAAAAGCCATCACGCAGTCTTTCTTTTGTGATTTAGGAGAGTCGGGATACCAAGTAACCAACTGCTCTATCAAAGCCTTTAATCCCTCGGAAGCATGAGTAGAAGGAAACTCAATAAGAGCAATGCCTTCATCATGTCCGTGGAATAAGGTCGTCAAAGAAGCGACTCCGAAATCGGTGTCCCATTTATTTTGTCCTGTGTGATGTTCCCGTAGAACCGCACCCCTTGACGAAAGGTATTCTCGTACTTCACGGTCCTGAGTAAGCATTGTTTGAAAAGCGTTCTTTTCAATTCGCCACTCAGTTATGTTGTACCTATCTGTCCAGTCTTTAATTAAAGTTCTAATCTCATCAGGTAACATACCTGCCACATTGGATACATCTAGTAAGTATCTCTTTTGGGTTGAGATGTCTAAACCAATAGCAACGGCAGCAGAGTATCCAGCACCTGCTGGGTCAAAACCTG